TACTTCAGCATTTCAGTCGCTTGGTTGAATAGCCACATTTTGTCTCTCGGTAATCCCATGCCCGCATCAGCATTGAAGATAAAGTCAGTGTTGTAGTAAAGTTCTCCTGCCTTGTCCCGAACTAGGAAAGCATATTTATTGAAGTCACCATATGAATCCTGACCATTAGCATCCTTTGTCACGAATGGTCTAAGTTCATCGTAAAAAGCAAGCTTAAACTCGAACATGGTCTGGTAGAGATCCTTGAATGCGGCGTATTTATTTGATTCTTTTGAGCGCAAACGACCGGATGCTTGCTGTACTTGGATTTGCTTCGCTAGGCCAGATACTGCTGTTGAGTCTGATTTGCCTTGGTATGAGTGTAATTCCGAGGGTAGACTGTGCTGCCTTGTATTGTTGTTGGGCAAAGGCCAGGTCGTTCGAGATGTTAGCGGATAAGTTCTTTACGTTGAGCGCGGCTAGTTCGGATTGATTGCCTCTGATGATTCCGTATAGCTCGTTGGAAAGGTTTAGTTTGTGCCCATCTAATGCCGTGATTACTACGGAGCCACGTAGTATCTTTTCTTCGATTGTGGAGACTACCTTTTTATAAGCGTCCTGTTGATCGCGGATTACATCTACATCAGATTGTCCACCGAAATGGAAGTTCAAGGGAATGTTTTCGCGAATGATTAATGGGTAGCGTGTTGGAGTGAAATAGGGAACCTCTGTGCCTACGGGTAGGACTTCACCGGGTTGTCCGTTGACAGGCGAGAGGGTAACTTCTGTTGCAAGTGTCTCGAACTTCTGGATCTTGCCGTTAATGCGCCTTGCATAGAAGTTTGACAAGTCCTCTAAAATTTCATCCTCGCACCATGTCAACTTACTAATCTCGCCATCGTCATTGCGATACCAGCACACAACTTCCGTAACCATGTCGGGGTTATTCGGTTGAGAAGTGTTATTGACTGTGCTTATGTTGGGAAATTGTTCGCCTGAGTTTTCGAGATCCACATCATAACGCTTCTTGATGTAGTTCTTTGTGACCGAGGACAAGATGAAGAAGTAGTCCATGGCTTGCAAGGAAAATACTCCGGGTTGTGGGACGATTCGTTTAGGATGAATCGACTCTATCTCCAATTCCCCACGGTAAAGATGATGTTTAAAGTCTGGGTTCCAACCTACGAGCATTGCAGAGTAGCCCTGCACCGGGGTTATGCGCTCGTTTACATCATTAATGGCCGTCATGCCGAGTTCTGTTATGTCAGAGGTGAGGGAATCTTCGATCATTGTGGCTTGTACTTCATAGCCTGGGAGCTTAGTTCTGACTGAGGGTTGTGGAATTGTAGAGTCTACACCTGTTTCGATGAACTCTAGGACTAGGTTAACTACGTTGTTGGCTTGTTTGCGCTTTCCGTTCGATGTGCGTTGGTTAACATTGGCATCTACAACGGAAGTTCCTAGATAGATGGCTTCTCGTTCGTCTCGCAATACGTCAAGGTCTGAGTTCTGAGCTTCTGCTAATTTGTCTTGCCACTTCTTCAGCTTTTCTTGTTGTTCGGATTCTTCTTTAGCCGATTTAACCTTCTGCTTAATCTTGCTCACCACCTTATTGCCGAGATTTTTTATGGCATCAATCAAAGTGCATCACCTCCTAAAATTAGGCATGAAAAAAGACACTCGATTGAGTGCCTTGAGTTTTCTTTATTTAATTTGCTCGGGTAGCTCTCCCTATCCACTCTTATATTATACCACTTTTTGAGGCATTCTACCAATCTTTGAAAGGATATATTGACGTTCTTCATTATTTTTACAGTTGAAAATATCCTCAAGAACGTCTTCTGGCAGATTATCATAATCAACCGTAAATTCTAATTCCGTTTTATTGCTGTGATGGGAAATTAATCCATATCCTACGGAATCTGCCCAGTGATCTACCGCACATTCTTGAATCTTTTCAGGGTCTTTTTCATCTATCAGCAATTGTGGCAACGTCTCAATTATTTTTGTACAATTACTAAATATCTTTACTTTGCTCGTTAACTTTTCCGTATTTTCGTCATAGTAAGGTTTTAAGTATTCATGAAAAGCAGCCTTTCTTAGCATCCTATCGGTTACCGCTCTCAATGAATCGGTTACGCCACCCTCGATATAAAAGTCGATAATAGATTTGCCTTGCGGAGTATTATTGCTTTTGGTAAGAGGATGAACCGACCACGCATCATGCCCTACCACAGTAAAGCCAATGCGTTCTGAGCCTGACTTCAAAACAACTTGTCTGGCTTGATCTGAATAACTTACCTTGGGGTCCTTAGGTTCCCTTGTATACTCTCTGTAGATATAAACCGTTCCACCCTCATCCACCGCGTACCAGTACCACGCAAAGGGGTCAGTGTAACCATTGTCGCACGACCGCCAACGCCGCCAGTGGTCGGGAATCTTAAACGGAGTTACTACATGCAAATCATAGCTAAACTCAGGAAAAGCAACACCATCTGCTGACTCGAAAGCCTCCTCGGGTGTAGATGGGTATTCCTGCTTTGTTAAGTGTTCCCCTAAATCCTTTTTAGTTTGCTCATACCATTCCTGAGTTCTTCTTGGATCTGTACTCCATGGCAAGAATATCCTTGAGAATGTATTTACTCCCTGAGTAGCTTTTGTCCATACTTCTTGAAACATCGTCATACGTTTTGCCGAACTTAATCCAATTACCTTCCCCCCTGTCGGTCTATTAATCGTAGGATATGCAGCAGAGAATATCTCCCTCGCCCACTGTTGATAAGCCCATTCGTCAAGAATAACAAGGTTAGCTGTAAATGAGCGACCGCTATCCGGTCCAGCCGACAAAGAAGTTAACACACTTGGATAAGGTTTGTGCAATATCGTTATAGTTAAGACTGTGGACTCCCACTTTAACCCTTTATAGGCCGAGAACTCCTTCAGATTAGGAGTTATCATCCATTTAGGGAGATTAGAAAGAATAAATTCCATTCGCCTAATGAGTTCTTTGGCATCCGGTGATTCTGTTTTAGACAATGCAACTACTGTGTAACCAGGAAGATATATTAAATTCCATACCGCTATTGCCAATGCAAGCCAGGTTAGGCCGAGTTGGCGACTTTTTAATACAATATTAAGACGATTAGCGATAAGACTCTCCAACGCCTCAACTTGCTTAGGCCATAGGGTGAACGGAGTAGCCTTTTCTCCGCCTACTTCAATAGCATCCATATCCTCAATTTTAACAAACTTCTCAATAAAGTATTGACATCTTCTTCTACCTAGCTCATTCTGCACAGCTTCCAACGTCGGCAAATCACTCTGCTTTATCTTAGGCTTAGACACAGCATCATCAGCCTTCTTCACTTTTACCTCTGCCATTTGTCATCACCTTTCACCAATTAAACTCTGCCAGCAATCCCACCGCTATAGCACCATTTTCATCCACACACTTCTCTCCACCCCAGAATGTACATGAAGCGCAGTTGGTTTTTTCATATGTAGGGTCTGTTGGGTTGAACTTTTTACATGCTCTGTTCTCTCCCATGATTTCACTTCCTTGGTATCGGATCAAACTCATCATTATGAGCCATAAAAGTTAGGTTCTCTCGCATTATTCCGACCATACCAACCGCATCTACATACGAATAGCAAGCAGGTTTAGAATAGAATGTCCCATCTTTATCGACAAAGCAGATAATCATTTGGTCGATGTTGTCCTTCTGTCTTACTAGTTCATCTATCATATCGTGGATAGGATTTGGTTTAAGATTGACTACGTTATCCATTGGTAATCCTCCAAATTATATTAAATGGCAAGGGTGTGCCATTTTTACTGTATAGGAGTTATTCTTGTAACCATGTAAAACGGTTTTTGTTGTTCTCCATTAAAGAACATTGACGCACTACATGGTCTTTTTAGCGTTTCCAATACTCTTAATAATGGGTTAAGAACGTGTGCCGGAATCTCCAGGTTATCTCTCTCATCCATATCCAAAAATTTTACTAATGCTGATTCAGTGTCAAACGCTGAAATGCTAGGGTTAATATCTTTCATAAATGCCATCTCCTTTTACTTTATCCTTTTTACCATTACCCTTGCCCTTGCCAAAATTAGCTTGTACTTAACCTTTGCCGATTCGTTTAAATATACGTTTGGTTGAATATTGCTTGTCCTTAATGTGTGGACGGGTTATGGGTGGTAGTTTTCAATGGGTTTAGAGTGGGAAGAAGGGGGGAAGGGGAAACAAAGGTTTTAGTAGGAATCAAGTGGGGTCATATCGCCCCACTCAGTGGGGTCATATCGCCCCACCCCCTACCCTGAGAACCGCCTGTACCAAGGGCTGTCATTTTACCATCTTCTTAATCTTTGAATGGTCTTTTTCGTCTTTAAACTCAATCGGCAATACTGGTTGCCATTCAACGTTCCTAAACACTCCATGTTCGGCAGTATCCTTGAGTGTCTTACCAAATATGGATAAGTTACTGTTTATCATGTATTTATTAGGAGTCCTATCTCCTGTCTTAACAATGGCAATCAACCCAGCCTTATTCAGAGATGCCAAGTATCCGGATAAATGCTTTCTGTCACATTGAAGCAAGGTTGCCAATGTAGACTCATTAAGAACCTGCCTAGTATCAGGATGAACTAAAATATTAGAACGCCAATCAGTAAATCCAATCAGCGACATTAATACTCCACGCTCACCGAATGATAACTTCTTATTCCTAACCAAGTCATTCCAGTTATCCCTAAAGACACAAATGAAATCAGGATTAGTTGGAGAATTACCTTTTTTCTTCTTCTCAGTTGGTGGCTTAAAGGGTTTCACCTTATGAACCATGACTTTTTCATCTCTCTGGCTCCATATATCCTTTGTTCTATATTGAGTGTAGAGAACATCACCTGTCGCAACCTCCATTATTATTCTTGTGTTATCGTCGACAGGAACTATCCTGAATCTATCATCATCCAATGGGCATCAACTCCTTTATAAAATATTTTTTATAATAAAAAGAGTACCCTTGACTTGAGGGTACTTGGTGGTTTCAATGGTATGGGGGGGTGGTTATTTATTTAATCCTTCGTACATGGATTTATATTCGAGTAGGGAGTCGTATTCCTTGCGAGTTATAACAACCCTTTCTAGTCCATCACCATGACAATCGGAACATTCACAATTACGACCGATGATTCTTAATGGATAATGCCCAACCCCATCGCATGATTTACATTTATGTTCATCCTTAATGAGTGCCAACTCCTTTATGTGAATTGCTATAGTTATTGATAGAGACTATCTTTTCTTATACCAGTAATCTACATACAGATGCACCCTTTACCGCTCCTGCACCTCGTGGTATGGGGTACACCCAAATCTCAATAATCCCAACTCAACACCTGGTCCCAGCACAGCCCGGCAGACGCACAGCACCAACAGCACAGCCAATACCAGCAGAGCAAGCGCAGCCGGGAGCAACAGCAACAGCTATAGACCACCACCAAGCGCAGCGAAGATGAGCAGATAGCTCTCTATATCATAGGCATCTTTATCCCTCTTACGCTTAGTCAATGAATCACATCCCTCTCATCATCTCAGCACGGCACGTACCAATTGTGTCTAGGGTCCGATAAGTGAGATTACGTAAAGTAGCGAATGTGACACAATAGCATTATGTCACATTCGCCAAAACCATACAGCCTTACTCTCCCAACGGTTTCAGCGATTATGCTAATACCACTACTACCGAATGATGCAATTCAAGGCATAAAATCCACCACTCACGGACATTATCACTCATCACCCGGCGTTATATCCACTACCTCCGGCAATGCTGCACGCTCGTATATCTCTAGGATAGCCCTTAGATCCTGCTCGGACATTGATGCTATTGTATTGATTTGGAGAGGGCCACCGTTAGGGCCTGTGTTCTCGACTGTTTGGATGTCTTTCCAGCCATAGTTCTTCAGGGCGAATATAGCACCCTGAGGAGACTTGGCCTGATACAGTTGCTTCTCGGCATAATTGTGACATCTGAGCTTCGCGCGCAAGATTGCGTCAGAGAAGTCTATTGAATATTT